CTTCAAGAGGGTTCGCCGGACTGCGATGCAGCGCGTCTGGCGTCGAACCGGTTGCAGACGTTGGTCTTGTCGTTCCGCAAGGGGCGTGGAGAGGCCGACCGTGTTGCAGCCGCGGACCTCCCGAAGGGGAAGTGCTGGCGAACGGCTATTCGCGCTATACGCCGCAGTGGCTGCCGAGGGACATCAGTTCTGAACTTTCTCGCTAACCTGATATGCTGGGCATGGGTGATTGGCGGGAAGGACGCGACGAAGCTGGTGGCACCCGAAGGTGGACGTGTGGTGTGCGTGGACGGTTTCGTGCGGTGGGTTAAGTTCATGTTGGAAGGAGATGACAGTGCCCTTTCGTTCCTGTTTCCGGGAGACCCTGAGCGCAACATGACGGAGCGGTTTCGCACGCTCTTGCACGCGCGTTGGGTCAAGCTGGGGCATCGGCCCAAGCTGTTCCATCGGTTACCGGGCGAGGTGGCGGAGTTCACAGGTTGGAAGTTCGTGGTCGACCAGCATGGCCTCACGGAGGCCTGTGCTCCCGACCTCAAGCGGAATCTGTGTGTCATGCCGTTTTCGACCAACAAGGCTGCTATCGAGGCCGCTGTCAAGGGTGACGTTCTCGCGCTCCGCAAGGCGGTTGCGCCAGGCATCATCTCGCGCCTCTACCCACTTGCGCGGAAGCTTCCGCAGTTTTGCAGCGTGATGTACGGCCGGTGGAAGCAGTACGTGCGTGAAGAGACGGAGTTTACAAGGGACGAAGTCTTTGCGTTAGACTTGGATCCGGAAGACGTCGGATTTGAAGAATACCGGGCGTTCGATGTTGACCAACCAGACGACCGGATTCACCGCCAAACCATCCGCTTCCAGACCATTTTGGCTCGGTTTGAAAGCGAACTCGCTCGTGGAGATGAACTTGAGGAACCAGAACTCGCAAAGTCTCTCGGGCTTGTTGCCTCCATCGAGGGTTACTACGACCTGCTCGAAGTTGTGGAGGGTGGCTTTGAAGTCGGCGCGGCCTCTGCGGGCTTCGCTGATGCGGTACGTGTTGCTTGCGCTGCTTGAGCTTTGTTGCCCTGCTCGAGTGGCGCGCCGGAGCTAGCCAGCCCGGCACAGTTTTGTTGTACAGTCGGGGCCGCTTCGTTCGGCGGAACCTTGGGGGCACACGGTTGTTATCCGTGTGAGTAGTGGGCGCTGCCAGGTCTTGAGCACAGGCAACTGCCGGCTTGGAGCGAGGTACGTCTCGCTGTTGTTGGGATTGTTCTGCATGTTGGTACGCGGTTTGCTCACACGCCTGACCTTCTGCGGTTTAATCGCGGGATGGAAGACTGAGTTCTCAAACGCCTGACCCGCCCCGGAGTGCCCCCCCTCTTTGGTTTCGAGGGATGGGCGCCGGATGGCCATGGCTCGGGGTTGGCGACGGCTGAGCGCCGTTGCCTTCCCTGCCCGGCGGGGTTCGTCTCAGTTGGAAGTCTTAGTGCAAAATGGGATTCCCGGGCGTCGTAAGTCCAATGGCGGATTGCCTTACCCAGAGTAACACCGTGAATAAACCGTTCGGCCGAGCCCTTCGGGGTTGAGGGGTCGTGCATCCTCGCGTATCCGAATTGGGGCACCAAAGTGTGTTCTATTCCCAGCAACCAGTGTAAAATAGGGAGGCCAGTCCCTGCCCACCGAATTACCTTCCTTCTCATGCTTCCCGGGCATGGGATATGAGCCAATTTGCGGTCTGTTGGCAGCAGACGAAGGTGAAGCTAAAGGAGACGCTGTAGCAGCAGCTGTTCGCTCCCCGCGCACATGTCCTATCTGGATGAAGGTGAACCATGGGTGAGTTGCCCAACAGCTCATGGGTTAGCCGAGGCATGGCGTGGATGGTTACGGACCGTTAGGGGATCAGGCATGTGGTTGTTCAAGCATGTCCCTTCGTCCAGATGTGATCCATCCGGGTGTGGGTGGTAAACATGGACCTAACGATGTCACGCACCAACGGGTGGCCGCTGGTTAAACCACCGGCTAGGGCTTGTTTCTTTTTCCATGCGCACTTCTTAGAAGTTGTCCCCC